TTTGTGACACGATCTGCTTCTTCATTCCCGACTCTTTCTCTCCATTTACGAAACACCTCTCGATTATAGAAACTTGTTACAGAGGTGATAGAAGGAACCCAATCATTGTTAGGTAACTTATATAGGCGAAGTCCGTCGGTCTCTTTTTTCTCTAATTCTAAATCACCTAAGTGATTCTCAACAATAAACATTACATACCCATAGCCATTTTGCGGAGAAGATATTCTCTCACAAGACCAGAACGTACGATGTCATTGATACCAAATTCGATCATTGCAAAGTCTTCAGGCATTTGTTCGATAATCTTCATGAAGTCAAGAATACCATTTCTCTCATTGGTTTTTTGTAAGTCTGTTTGACTTGCATCACCACAGAAAATAATTTTAGCATCCTCTCCTACTCTTGTTATTATACTATCTAATTCATGAAAATTCAAGTTTTGTGACTCGTCCACTAACACAATCGCTTGGTCAATGGTTGTTCCACGAATGAATGATGTACTCCAGAACTTGATAGTGTCCTGTTGTTTTAAATTACCATATAACATCTCAAAGTCTGCGTCAGTAGGCATCTGAAACATATACTTCACCATATTCTTGTATGGTATTTGATACAAGAAAGACTTATCCTCATGATCGCCAGGTAAGAATCCAATCTCCCTTGTTGAGACAAGAGATCTTACAATATAAAGTTGATTATAAGGTGTGTGTTGATCAAGAATGTCTTTCAGTGCAAGATATAATGCAACAAAAGTTTTACCTGTACCAGCAGCACCATACGCAAAAATATTTTTACCCTCTTTGTAATTGTCAAAGAGAATTTTTTGGTTGTCTGTAATTGGTTCAATCTTGTTTAAAAGATCTGAATTGATGGGGCGTTTTCTCTTCATCTGTTTAGCAGTCATTCCTACTCCGATAGGAGAATCTTTTTTTCTTGCCATTACTTGTTTATCTTAGTAACTCTAGAGCCAGGAGACTTAGATGCTTTGTGTAAAACATCATTCCAACTTGGATTTTTTGTGATGAGTTTGTCTCTCCACTCACCAACTTCTCCAAGACCAGCGCATCCTTCAGACCAATCTTTATCCCACTCTGGATTTTCATCTCTCCATGAGGAATACTCAAGCATGCTCATTGATAATTCTTTTTTTTCTCCAGTCTCTTTGTTAACAACAGGATATGTAGGCATAAGTTTTAACGTTTTGTAATATTATTTAGATCCACTCAAGAGCTTCAGATACAACAGGGAATTGTTCGGTAAATACTGAACGACATTCTTCTGCAATTTCCATGTGTTCTTTTTGTGTACCATGTGCAGATCTTAGATTAATATAATGTATCCAAGAACGGCAAGAACCTGTCATGTAGATTCTAGTTGGTGTGCATAATGGCAGAACCATTCGAGCACATTCTTTCGCAACACCCTCTTCAATCATCTGATTATATAATGATTGAGCAGAACTGAATAAGGTAATCATTTGTGCTTCTAACTTTTGACGAACGAAAGGATCAAGATCATCAATACTATTTTGACGATTCTTTGTGTCCTGTCTTCGTAGATCTGGAAGTTGAATCTTACCAAGTTCATTACTCTTCGCATATCTTTGAGAGAACTCTTGAAATGTAAAAGAACGATGTCTCAGTATTTGTGCTGCA